TACAAATACGACAAGTTTACAAGGTTCTTTATATAGAAAACCAGAGTTGCCTTCAGCGAAAGGAAGTGTTGGGTTTGTAACATTTGAATTATCAGAATTACCAACTGGCATAGCTGGCACTGGTGCAGTAGGAACAGAAACATTAGAATTATCTATTGATGAAGCAGGAGTTGCAGGAACTGGTAATGTCGGAAGCCCAGAGCCAACTATTGAAGTTTCAGGTGTTTCAGGATCATCAGGTGTAGGTGCTGTTGGTGTAGAAGCATTAAGTTTATCAATCCTTGAATCAGGTGTTTCTGGAACATCAGCAGTAGGAACTGAAATACCAGAAGCATCTATAACAGAGACAGGAGTTTCGGCAACTGGTGCTATCGGAAGTGAGGGTTTTGAATCCTCTATTACTGAAACTGGATTAGCAGGAACTGGTGCTGTTGGTACTGAAGTTCCTGAAGCATCAATAACAGAATCAGGTGTCGCAGGAACAGGTGAAACTGGTTCTGAAGTTATTGAAACTTCAATAACAGAGACAGGTGTAGCAGGGTCAGGTGAAACAGGAACAGAAGTTGTTGAAGCATCTATTACTGAAACTGGACTTGCAGGAACAGGAGCGATAGGAACTTTTAGTATAACAACAAATCCTGAATGGGGAACAGGAACTTGGGGTAGTGGAGTATGGGGTCAATAATGAATTACAGTAGTTTAGTTTCTCAAATACAAAACTTTTCAGAAGATGATTCGACAGAGTTATCTAATGAAATAAATAATATTATCATACAAGCTGAAGAGATGATATTTCAAAGATTGCCCAGTTTGCCATGTTTTAGACAACAAAGTACAGGTAATTTAGTCATAGGAACAGCAGATTATACAGTAGCAAATGCTAGAATGATAAGACAATTTAGCATTACTAATAGTTCAAGCAATAGATTATTTTTAGATCATAGGGTTGATTCATACTTAACAGATATGCACCCTAACTCATCAACAACAGGAGAACCTACTATGTACGCAACAAAAAGTGCAGGAACAAGTGGGACAGTGGTTACATTAGCACCAACACCTAGTGCAACTCTAGCATTTCAAGTCGATTTCGTAGCACCTGAAACAGGATTATCTTCAGTTAATACAACGACTTGGATAAGTAGCAATGCAGAAAACGTTTTATTATTTGCATCTCTATATACAACTTCTGCTTTTCTTAAGGCAGAAGAAATGTTAAAAGTATATAAGGGTAAATTTGATGAAGCGATAGCATTGTTTCAACAAGAAATGGGTAGAAACTACACAGCAGAATACGAAGGAGGTATTTAAATGGCAATTACTCAAGCAATGTGCACATCTTTTAAGTCTGAAATTTTGCAAGAAGGGCATCAATTAGCAACAGACACTATAAAGATTGCTCTTTATACAAGTTCTGCATCATTAGGTGCAACAACAACTGCTTATAGCTCAAGCAACGAAGTAAGTGGAACTGGCTACACAGCAACAGGTGTAACATTAACATCGGCAGCAGTTTCAACAACAGGAACAACAGCACACTTTGATGCAGATGATCCTACATGGACATCAGCAAGTTTTACTGCAAATGGTGCTTTAATATATAATTCATCAAATAGTAACAAAGCAATCGCAGTTTTAGCATTTGGAGGTGACTTTACTGTAGCAGGAGGAACATTTAAAATAGTTTTCCCAGCTGCAGGTTCAACAGCTATTATAAGGATAGAATAATATGGCAAGTTCATATGTAAATGACCTCAGACTTAATGAGATGGCCACTGGCGATCAGTCAGGAACATGGGGTAATACTACAAATACAAATTTAGAACTTATAGCAGAAGCATTTGGTTTCGGTACAGAAGCTATTTCTACGAATGCTGACACACATACAAGTACGATAGCAGATGGAGCAACTGATCCTGTTAGAGCACATTATGTTAAATATACAGGAACTTTAGATTCAGCTTGTACAATAACCATAGCACCTAATACTATTAATAGATTTCACATAATAGAAAATGCTACAAGTGGTTCTCAAAATATTATTATCAGTCAAGGAAGTGGTTCTAATGTAACCATAGCTGCAGGAACAGCAAAGGCAGTTTATTTAGATGGTGCAGGAAGTGGTGCAGCAGTAACAGATGCTTTTTCTCACTTATCAGTTGTTGATCTAACAGTAGATGATGATTTGACTGTAACAGATAATTTGTTGTTGGCTTCTGATGATTCAGTTTTATCTTTCGGTGCAGACTCAGATGTAACTGTAACACATGACCCTGATGACGGATTAATATTAAAATCAACTGCTACAGGTGATGACAACCCATTTTTATTAACACTGCAAACTGGTGAAACAGATATTGCAGCTGATGATGTATTAGGTAAGATAGCTTTTCAAGCACCTGATGAAGGAACTGACACAGATTCAAGATTATTGGCTGCAGCAATACAAGCAAGAAGTGAAGGTGATTTTGCAGCAGATAGTAATGCAACATCTATCGATTTTATGACAGGTGCAAGTGAAGCTGCGACAACTAAAATGACGTTGACTTCTGCAGGTAATGTTGGAATAGGCACAGATAGTCCTACATCACCTTTAGGAACAAACTTTAAAGTTTTAGATATTAACAGTGGAGTTTGGGGTGGTAATATAAATTTCTCAGGAAATAGTGGTGGTTACATTGGTAACAGACATTCTGGAAATGGTGGACTAGGTTACTACGCTGTTTCTGGACAAGGACATGATTTTGCAGTAAATGGTGCTACTGCTTCAGTTTTAAATATAGCATCAGATGGTGATGTAACGATACAAGATGGTGATTTAGTTATTGGAACTGCTGGTCATGGAATAGACTTTTCTGCAGCTGCAGCTGGTCAACCAGGAACAGGAACAGACCCTGCAGAAACATCAACAGCTACTATTCTCGACGACTATGAAGAGGGAACTTTTACACCAGTATCAAATTCTGTTGATAATGCAAATGCAACAAAAATGGGTATGTATGTTAAAGTCGGAAACCTAGTTAATATATCTATAAGATTCACACCTAGTAGTGATTCTACAAATGGTCATCAATTTGGATTTCACTTGCCATTTGAAGCTGCAACAACAGAATCAAGTGGTTCTTTTAATACTTGGGCATGCCCAGTTCATTTTAGTTCAGCACCGAACGGCAATGGTTTAAATAGAATTGGAACGTTGGGTGGTGATGGTAATTATCTTAATGTAAGACAACAAGGAACAACAAGTTCATCTGAAATAACTGGTAATGCGATGGGTGGGACATTTGGTATGGATTTAAGCATAACATATAGAACAACGAGTTAGGAGAAATAATGGCTTTAACAGAAAAAACAATATACGACAAGGTAGAAATAGTCGGTGATCAAGGTTGGACTCTCCGTTGGAGAAAAGCTAATCAAATTTTAAAAGACGGAGCATTAGTATCACAATCATATCATAGGGGATTATGTGAACCAGTATGGTCATCTTACGATTTAGAAAAAAAAGAATGGGTTTTTACAGAACATGATATGTCAAAAGAGCCATTTACTGATGCCAAAATAAAAACAATAGCAACAGCACTTTGGACTGATAGTGTAAAAACTGCTTTTAAAAAATGGGTTGAAGATAATAGAACACCAAAATAAATTATTTAAAAATGTCAAAGATTAATGATTTAGATAAAAGGATTACAGTTTTGGAAACACAATTAGAAGAAAGATGGAAAGAAACTATTTTAAGAATAAAAAGGATTGAGCAAATACTTTTTGGTTCTGCTGGCACTATAATTGTACTTCTTGTAGGAATTATATTAAAGGTTTCATAATGGCTCAAAAGAAACTTGAAAAAGGTTCTATATATGAAGAAGCAGACCTTGATGGTGATGGTGAAATAACAGACAAAGAATTATCTTTACACAAAGAGTTAGTCCATTTAGAAAATATTGACAAGATGATGGATCAGCATAGAGCTATGGCATGGGTGGCTATGGGGTCTGTTTGTATAGCTGTTGCAGTTTTATTTACACCATTAATAGCTCT